TGTAGCTAGTAATATCATACTCTTCGCACTCACTCCCGAAGGCAGTGCCGTGATATTTGACATTGATTTATCGTTTGCTGCTTTAATTGCCATTATGATACTCCATAAAGTTTGAACGTTCCGGCATCAATATCTCCAGAACTAAATTTAAATTGTATTCTTGTTAAAGCTGTTGTTGTATTAAAATAACCAGCAACATAACTTTCATTAGAATTAGGATCAGAAGTAGAATTTATATTTTGTGTTCTAACCGTAAAATGCTTTACAAAAGTTGTAGAAGATGGATCAAACAAATGTAATATTGAACAACAATTATCATCATTATTATTTGCAGTTGATCCAGATGTAAGTGGTATAAAATTTGTTGATTGTGCTAAATCGCTTCCAGTATCATAACCTAATGAAGTTCCTCCATCATCTTCTTCATGGTGTGTTGTAAAGTGAGTACAAGTTACAGTTTGATTGTAACTAGTATTTGTGCCTGTATCAGTTTGAAAACTTAATACTCTACCATTTTCTTCAGGGTGAACATTTATTGCGTGTACTTGGTATTCTTTATAAGTACTATCTATTCCACTTGTAAAAGAAATTGTAGCTGAACTTGATGCAGTCTGCGTAGATAACAAAGTTAAAGAACCAGCGCCTGTAGCGTTTGATGATAAATCCATGTCGTATTTTATGCTTGCGTATGTTGCCATTATGTTATCCCGTAAAGTTTGATTGTCCCGGAATCTATTGTTCCTGATGACATAGAAAATTGAACACCATCGATAGCCGCAGTTACGTTACAGTAACCAGCTATAAAATTTTGATGTGAATATGTACCATTCATAGCATTTGATATTGAAATAAAATGTTTTACAAATGTAGTTGATGATGGATTAAATAAATATAATTCTCCAGATGCACTTCCATCATTGTCATTGTCTATACCATGACTTATTAATTGTACTCCTGTGCCTTGTGCTAAATCCCAAGATGTTTGATAACTTAATGTAGTATCATCACCAGCTTCATTATGATAAGCTCTAAAAGCTGTTGTTGTTTTAGTAGCATCATAAGCTGTACTACCATCTCTAAAGTTTATTTGTAAATCAGTTCCATCTCCAGATGGATGAATACTAATATATTTAAAAATATAAGTTCTGTAAGTATTGTCTAAAACTACATCTGATGTACCATTTACAAAGTTAATAGTACTATCAGATGAAGCAGTAACAGTTTTAATTAAAGTTATAGCACCACCTGATCCTGATGGTAAAGCTATGTTGTATCTAGAATCTTGATATGTTGCCATTATGTAATTCCTATTAATTGGATAGTTCCAGCATCTATGTTGCCAGAACTCATTTTAAATTGTACTGCGTCAATAGCACTTGTAGTGTTAAAATATCCAGCTACACGATTATTTTGTGATTGATCAGCTTGGTGTGCTTGTTGTCCAGTAAAAATAAAATGTTTTGTAAAAGTTGTAGATGATGGATTAAATAAATGTAATGTTCCACATCCAGCTTGGTCATTGTCTGTGCCATATTCAGATTGTAAATCACAAAAACCTGTACCTTGTGCCATATCTCTAGATGTTGAATATGATACGTTTGGAGTGCCACCATCATCTTCTGTATGATATGCTTCAAAATATGTAGTTGTCTTAGTTACGTTGTAGTTAGAACCGCTATCTATGCTTCCATTCATTGTTAAAACTACTTCATCGGTTCCAGAATGAAGATTGTTAAATATAAATAAATATTCTTTATAAGTATTATCCAAGACAACATCACTTGTTCCATCTACAAAAGATAAAGTAGCGCTAGAACTAGCAGTTAAAGTTTTGATTAAAGTAGTAGAACCTTTACTAAAACCATCGTATTTAATGGCGTTATAATTAGCCATTTTATTTCTCCTTCAACAACCATCCTTGTGTTGAATCAACATACACAAGTGTAAAGGCTGCTCTTTCTGTTGCAACTGTCAAATCTGATGAAGCTCCTTGAATCTTGTGTGAATTTCTACCAATAGTAATATTGTTTGTATCTGCTGTTGCACCATAATCTATTATGTGAACTTCGTCACCACGTGTTGCCGAAGATGGTAGAGTCATTGTTATAGCTCCACTAGATGTATCAACAAAGTATCCTCTACCTGCAACCATAGTTGTATTAGAAGTTACGACTGCTTGCCAGTCTACAATACCACCAGTGTTCGCTGCAAGT